CCGCCCTCGCTCAGCGAGGCATCTGCGTTGTGATGCTTGCGCACCCCGAGATCGTCCGCTTCGACAGCCCTGTCACAGACCCCTATAGCCGCTATCAGCCGAAGCTGCACAAGCGCGCCAACGCTCTGGTCCGCGAGAAGTCGGATATCGTCGCCTTCATGAACTACCGCATCTCCATCAAGGAGAAGGAAGTCGCGCGGCAGACGAAAGTGGCTCACGCTGAGGGCGGCAGGGAACGCCAGATCCATCTGGTCGAGGGCGCAGGCTTCAACGCCAAGAATCGCTACTCGATGCCGGACGCCGTGCCGTATCGAAAAGGGCAGGGCTACGCCGAACTGGCAAAGCACTTCCCGGCGCCTACGGGAGTGGCGGCGTGATGAGGGAAGCATTCACCGGATTTGCCGTTACCTCTGCAATCCTCGCCATCTGCATGGGGGCCGGCGAGGCTGATATGAGGGGTGCTGCATTCACGCTGGCCATCCTATCAGGTGCATGTGCCGCAGTTCGTGAGGTGCTACGGCCATGACCATGTTCCGCGGCGAATCGTGGTTCGCATGGCACCCCGTAAAGGCGCGCACGCGCTCCGGCCATCTGATCTGGGTTTGGCTCACTCATGTCTGGCGCGACCAGGCATCGACGCAATTCGGTAGCGGGCCTTTCCGCTACTACCTCCGCTAACCACCACACCACCACTGAAGGAGACTACGCATGGCAGGACTTGGTCAAAGATTTGATGCGACCGCACACGACACACAGCAGAACGACTACTCCGAACTTCCAAACGGCGTTTACAAGCTCGAGATCGAGGCAAGCGACGTAGGCCCGACGAAGGCAGGCAACGGCACCATCCTCAAGACGACGATGGTTGTTATCGAGCCTGAAAGCCTGAAGGGGCGCAAACTCTTCACGACCTACAATCTCGAAAACTCCAACCCGCAAGCCCAGGAGATCGGGCAGAAGCAGTTCGCCAGCCTCTGCCGCGCTGTTGGTGTCTCTGCGGTCGATGACAGTGAAGAGCTTCACTTCCTGGCGTTCACCGCGAAGATCGGCCTTGCCAAGGCGCAGAACGGCTATCCTGCACGCGCCGAGATCAAACGCTACTTCTTTGAAGATGAGGGCAATGTGCCCGCGCCTGCGATCGACGCCAACCAGCCTGCGCCACAGCCAGCCGCAGCCAATGACAACCGCCGCACCACCGCCAGCAACGACAACAAGCCTGCCGCTGCGGCTGCTGGCACAACACGCCGGCCCTGGGGCGCCAAGTAACCATCACCAACGCGGGCTGCCTCACCAGCGGCCCGCTACTTCACCACAAGAGGAGATTTGCATGAGCAGTTACAAGGCGGAAGCCAGAAAGATCACGGAGAAATGCTACCCGATCCCAGGCGCGTTCGCGGCCGGCGGAGCGGTGACGAGCGTATTCACC